TACTACTACCCAAGCGTTGTTGCGTTACCGTCAAGGTGGGTTTATTAGCTTGCCATCAGATTACGAAGATGAGCCTGCGTTGTTTCGGCGCAAACAGTTTGCCTATTATTGATTTTTAAGGAGCCAGCATGGCGACGAATTTTGACAAGGCGTTATATCAGGCACCAGAGGGACTACCCACTGACGATGATGAAGGTATCGAGATTGAGATCGTCGATCCAGAGGCCGTGCACATTGAAGGACCCGGCTTCGAAATTGATATTGAGAAAGATGGCGAAAAAGAAGACTTTAATGCGAATCTTGTTGATGAGTTGCCGGGCGACGTGTTGGAGACGTTAGCAAGTGACTTGCAAGAGGACATTACAAATGATTTGTCAACACGCAAAGATTGGGAAGATACTTATAAAGACGGGCTGACACTACTTGGCTTGAAGTACGAGGAGAGGACTGAACCGTGGAATGGCGCTTGTGGTGTGTTTCACCCAATGATTACCGAAGCGGTAGTGCGGTTTCAAGCAGAGACAATTACCGAGACTTTTCCTGCTTCCGGGCCTGTGAGAACCAAAATCATCGGCAAAGAGACAACCAAGAAAAAGGAAGCAGCGGAGCGTGTGCAGGAGGACATGAACTACCAGTTGACGGAAGTCATGGTGGAGTTCCGCCCGGAGCATGAGCGCATGTTGTGGAGTCTGCCTGCGACCGGCAGCGCGTTCAAGAAAGTTTATTATGATCCGAATATAGAGAGACAGATTTCGTTGTTTGTACCGGCAGAAGACATCATCCTGCCATACGGTACGACAGAACTCTCAAGCTGCCAGCGCATCACACACCGTATGCGCAAAACAGAAAATGAAATCATCAAGCTACAACAAGCCGGGTTTTATGCCGATGTAGAACTGGGCGAGCCGACAAAATTTAAGTCAGAAATTCAAGAGCGCAAAGACAAAGAGTCAGGTCTGTCAGCAAGCTATGATGACCGGTTTGAGTTGTATGAGTGCCACATTGATTTGGATTTACCGGGGTTTGAGGATAAAGACGAAGACGATAAAGCTACAGGCATTGCGTTGCCATACGTGGTGACGCTGCTGCGCGGTACAAACGAGATTCTGGCAATTCGCCGTAACTGGAAAGAAGACGACCCACTAAAACTAAAGCGCCAGCACTTTGTACACTACCAGTACATCCCCGGCTTTGGTGCATACGGCTTTGGCTTGTTTCATTTAATTGGCGGGTACGCACGTTCGGCTACCAGCTTGATGAGGCAGCTTGTTGACGCAGGCACGCTATCAAACTTGCCGGGCGGTCTGAAGTCTAGAGGATTGCGTATCAAAGGCGACGATACGCCAATTGCTCCCGGTGAGTGGCGTGATGTGGATTTAGGCTCTGGAGGAATACGTGACAACATACTGCCACTACCTTATAAAGAACCGTCAGCAACTCTCTATCAACTACTCGGGACAATTGTTGAAGAGGGGCGCAGGTTCGCAGCGACTGCCGACATTCAAGTGTCCGATATGTCAGCTAATGCGCCGGTTGGAACAACGCTTGCGATACTTGAACGAACCCTTAAAGTAATGAGCGCCGTGCAGGCGCGAGTGCACTACTCATTCAAGCAAGAACTCAAACTACTCGCTGGCATTATTCGTGACTATACGGATGATGACTATGGCTATGAGCCTGATACTGATTCACAAGCACCCCGCGCTAAAAAGTCAGACTACTCGCACGTTGACATTATTCCGGTGTCCGATCCGAATGCGGCAACGATGTCGCAGCGAGTAGTGCAGTATCAAGCGGCGCTACAGTTAGCCCAGCAAGCGCCGCAACTGTATGACCAGCCTATGTTGCACCGTCAGATGCTTGAAGTTCTGGGTATTAAAAATGCCGCCAAGTTGGTGCCGACAGATGACGACCGCGTGCCACAAGACCCAGTTAGCGAAAACATGAACGTGATTAACTTGAAGCCTGTGAAGGCGTTCTTGTATCAGGATCACGAAGCGCATATCCGCGTGCATATGGCGGCGATGCAGGACCCGCTGATTCAACAGTTGGCAGGACAGAACCCACAAGCTCCGATGATCATGCAGGCAATGCAGGCGCACATCATGGAGCACATTGCGTTTGCATACCGGCAGAAGATTGAACAGGCGCTGGGGGCTGATTTGCCAAAACCAGACGAGAAGATGGAGCCAGCGGTTGAGGTGCAGCTTTCACGTTTGGTTGCACAAGCCGCACCGATGGTGCTGCAACAGAGCCAGACACAAGTTGCACAACAGCAGGCACAAGCCGCTGCACAGCAAGCTGCGCAAGACCCAGTACTCCAGATGCAGCAGCAGGAGTTGGCGCTGAAGAAAGAAAAACAAGACAACGACGTTGCCATTGCACAGGCAAAACTGCAGTTGGAGAAAGAACGGCTTGAATCCGAGATGCTGCTAAAAGGCTTGCAAACCTCGTCAAAAACCATGATCGACCGCGAACGAATGATGGCGGATAACGAGCGTGAAGGTGTTCGCATTGGGGCGGACATTGCGCGGCAACGCCAAGAGGCGATGCGTAAACCCAAGGAGGGCTAATGCCTGAAATAAACCAACGTAGTTTTGTGGAGGTCTTGCGCGACATGATTCGCAAAGACATGAACAACTACGCCGACGATCTCGCAGGCGGTGCCTGTGCCGACTTTTCGCAATACCAAAAGCTCTGTGGGGTGATTCAAGGTCTGGCCTTGGCAGAGCGTCACTTACTTGACCTTGCAGATAGATTGGAGAAAGCAGATGAGTGAGTTGATACTCCCGAAGTACCTGAAGGAGCTTATCGAAACAGAAACAGAAGTAAAAGAGGAAACAGTAGACGCGCTAGCTGACGAGGCTAAAGCGCGGCAATTACCAAAACCGGCAGGCTTTAAGGTGCTCTGTGCCGTACCGCCTGCGGAAGATACCTACGAGGATTCAATGCTTGTCAAAGCGGCAGTCTCGCAGCGTATTGAGGAACAAACCACGACAGTCCTTTTCGTCGTGGCGTTGGGTCCTGACGCATACAAAGATACTGCGCGGTATCCGTCAGGGCCTTGGTGTAAAGAAGGCGATTTCGTGTTGGTAAGGGCTTACTCCGGCACGCGATTTACGATTCACGGCAGAGAATTCCGCATGATCAACGAAGATCAAGTGGAGGGTGTCGTGGAAGACCCGCGTGGCTACGCACGCGCAGCATAAGGAGGCAACTATGGCAAGCGAACAATTTAAAGGCGAAGACTATAAATTTCCCGATGAAATTGAGTCAAAGCAACCCGAGCCGAAGGTCGAACTTGACATCGACGCTGAAGGCGATATCGAAATTGAAATAGAAGACGATACGCCAGAAACGGATCGTGGGCGCAAACCGCTAGACAAAGACGTTGAAGACCCGTCGGATGACGAGGTTGAGCAGTACAGCGATAAAGTTCAAAAGCGTATTAAAGAACTAGCGCACGCCCGCCACGACGAACGTCGTGCCAAAGAAGCTGCTTTACGCGAACGCGAAGAAGCGATGCGTGTTACGCAACATCTTGTTGAAGAGAACCGCAGACTCAAAAGTTATGTTTCCACCGGAGAACAAACATACGCGCACGTACTGAAGGAAAAAGCGCAAGCCGATCTGGAAATGGCGCGAAAACGGTACAAGGAGGCGGCAGAGTCTTATGATTCTGAGGCCATGCTAACGGCTCAAGAAGCGCTGCAAGATGCCAAGATTCGGCTGCTGCAAGCAGAAAATTTTAGGCCAACCCCTTTACAAGATGAAAATCAACAGGTATACATTCAACCTCAAGAGCAGCAAACCTCCGCTCTGGACGCAAAAACCCTGCGCTGGCAGGCAAAAAACCAGTGGTTCGGTGTAGAGGGGTTTGAAGAGATGACGGCGATGGCTATCGCTATGCACTCTAAGCTCGTCAATCAAAACGGGCCGGAATATGCCCGCACCGATGAATACTTCGAGCGTATCGACGCTCGCCTTCGTGAGAAGTTCCCCGAACACTACGGGGAGGAACGGCGTGACTCACCACGTGATGCTTCCACTAAAAAACCCCCTGCGACAGTTGTAGCTCCCGGCACTCGCTCGTCTGGCGCAAAGAAAATCAAACTTACGAAAACGCAAGAAACGTTTGCTCGTAGGCTTGGTTTGACACCACAACAATATGCAATGGAAGTTTTGAAACTGGAGGCATCAAATGGTTAATCCCCGCACCCCCCGTGATGTTGAAACACGCGAAAAAAGCGCTCGATACGTTTATCAACCGCCGAGCACACTGCCTGACCCGACCCCTGAACCGGGCTACAACTACCGTTGGATTGCAGTCGCAGTTAACGGACAACCTGTAGCTGCCAACGTGTCCACCCGGATGCGTGAAGGCTGGGAGCCTGTCAAAGCAGCAGACCATCCAGAATTGATGCTACCGGCTAATGAAGCAGGTAATGTCGAAATTGGTGGGTTACTGCTTTGCAAGATGCCTAGCGAACGAGTTCAGGCACGTAACGAGTTCTACACGAATAAGGCAGAGCAGCAAGTGGAATCGGTTGATAACTCTTTTATGCGCCAAAACGATGCTCGGATGCCGCTCTTTAACGAGAGAAAGTCCACAACGTCTTTTGGCTCTGGTAGCAAATAGATATTATTACTTAGGAGTAATCATGACCTATCCGACTGTATCGGCCCCCTACGGGCTAAAACCGATCAATTTGATCGGCGGTCAGGTGTTTGCGGGCCAAACTCGTGAACTCCCGATTGCAAGCAACTATGCCACTCCGATTTACAACGGTGACATCGTTCGTATTTCGGGTGCTGTTATTGTTAAAGAAGCAGGCACTACGACTGTCTCGGCAACGGGCGTTGTGGGTGTGTTCCTCGGCTGTAGCTACACCAGCCCAGCTACGGGTCAGAAGTTGTTCTCCAACTTCTACCCAGCTAATACGGTTGCTTCGGATATTCTGGCTTACGTATCAGATGATCCTGATCAGCTGTTTAAAGTAGCTGTTACTGGCGGCGCAACTTCGACCACTATCACCCCGATTTCGGGTTCGATTCTGGGCGATAACCTCGCTATTTCGCAGCCTTCGACGAACACCACCATTTCGGGTAACTCGAATATCGGTGCTTACGATTCTGGTTCAAACACTGACCAGTCGTTGCCATTCCGTGTTATTGGTCT